ATTTGAAAGATGGTCCAACGATCTCAATGATGCCGTTGAAAACACCGCAGACCAAGAGCATAACCTAAACAATGTCTTGTTTCCAAACTGGTCAATAGACCAATTGGACAGAAAAGGCAGTCCAATCAAAACATATACAATGTTCCACTGTTGGCCAAAGACAGTTGGTTCAGTAGATACGGCTTATGATAATGAAGCATTAGCAGAATTCACAGTAACACTAACTTATTCTTACTGGTTGACCAATGATGGGTCCGGTAGCAATCGTGTTCCACTTGGTGATGCTGCTTTCCCCAGTGAATAATAACAGCAAAGGTATGTGAGACTATGCCAATTGATATATTTGGTTTTACTATTGGAAAAAAAGAACAACCATCACCTAATGTAGATCCCAAAGACGCAAAAGGAGTAAAGGAAATCAAATCCTTTGTTCCTCCACTACTTGATGATGCGAATTACATAGATGCTGGTGGTTATTTTGGTGCCTATCTTGACTTTGATGGGGCATACAAAACTGAAATAGAATTCATAAACAAGTATAGAGAGATGTCACTTCATCCAGAAGTTGAAAGTGCTGTTGATGATATTTGCAATGATGCCTTAGTTTTTGATGAGAATAGAAATGCAGTCAGTCTAGTTCTAGATGAAATCAAAGATATATCAGATCCCATCAAAAAGAAATTGCACGAAGAATTTGATACTGTTTTGAGACTGATGCAGTTCTCAAGAAGAGGGTTTGAAATCTTCAGAAAGTGGTTCGTTGACGGCAGAGGTTACTACCACATCATCATTGATAAGAATAACCCCAAGAAAGGTATCATTGAACTTCGTCCAATAGATCCCATCTGCATGAAGAAAATGGCAGAAGTGGAAAAGAAAACTGATGAAAAATCTGGCGTCAAGTATATCAAGAGAGTAAAGGAATACTTTCTCTATACAGAAAATGTTGGTGATGCAACCAGCGTCAAATTAAGTCCAGATGCAATTTGCTATTACAACTCTGGTCTTTTTGATCCCCTGAGTAATAGAACGATCAGTTATCTTCACAAGGCAATCAAACCACTAAATCAACTTAGAATGCTTGAAGATGCTGTTGTAATCTACAGAATTTCTCGCGCGCCTGAGAGAAGAATCTTCTATGTTGATGTTGGATCTCTTCCAAAGAACAAGGCTGAAGCATATGTTCGAGATCTGATGAATCGTTATAGAAACAAGTTGACATATGATGCAACCACCGGAGAGGTTCGTGATGACAAGAAGTTCATGTCCATGTTGGAAGACTTTTGGCTTCCTCGTAGAGAGGGTGGCAAAGGAACAGAAATTCAAACCTTGGATGGTGGTCAAAATCTGGGTGAAATGGAAGATGTCGAATACTTTCAGAAGAAACTCTACAAGGCACTTAACATTCCAACTTCTAGAATGGAAGCAGAAAACGGATTCAACATGGGAAGATCATCTGAGATCACCCGCGACGAACTTAAATTCTATAAATACATTGATAGACTGAGACAAAGATTCAGTAAAGTCTTCTTGAATTTGATGAAAACACAGTGCATTTTGAAGGGAATACTGAAAGAAGAAGAGTGGTTCAAAATCGAACAATACATCAGGTTTGATTTTCAGACTGATTCCTACTTCACTGAATTGAAAGAGTATGAAATTCTTTCTGAGAGAATGAACATTCTAAGGGACGTTCAGGATCATATTGGTGACTACTATTCCAGAGATTGGGTTCGAAAAAACATTCTAAGACAGACCGACAAGGAAATCGAACAAGAAGACGAGAAGATAGTCAGAGAAAGAGAACTTGGTGTAATCAAGGATACTTCTGGAGGATTCTAATGCAAAAACTACTAGAACTAGCAGAGAATGGTGATATTGAGGGATTCAAAAAAGAGTTTCATTCTGTTATTTCTGGTATTATGTCTTCTAAGATCAAGGAAAGAACCGAAACAATATCAGAAGAAGGCGCGGAAGTTCCTGATCCTTCTGCTGTTGCTGGAACACTAGAAGACCCAATCATTGATCCAAACTTTGACAAAGAAGTATTCTATAAAAGATACTCAGTTGGCGACAAAGAAGTTATTATCAAGAGAGTAGGATCTGGTCCAAATGCTCCAGCCATTTCTTATATTGATGGTATTCGATATGAGGTATTTGTAACACCACAACAAGCAGAAAAAGAATCTGAGCGAGCCATAGAAGACGGCTCGTTTGAAAAGATACAAAATGAGAAAGAGAAGAAGGCAAAAGAGGCTGCTGCCAGTGCCGAAGAAAAGGACGTAAAACCAACACCTCCCCCTGCACCACCTGAAACAGAAAAAGAAGAAGACGATGAAGAAGAGATAAAAGAAGCGACACTAAATCTTCTTGCTTCTATCGTGAAAGAAAGAGAAGAAAAATCCTTGGTTTTTGAGTCTGGAGAAGAAAAAAACATAAGTATAAAAGAAGCAGCAGAAATTTTAGAAATGGTAAAAGACCTAAATAATGTGAACCAAACTCGCTTTATTACACAAATGAGAAGTGGGTTGACCCAGTATAAAGATATGATGGAGTTTCTTCTAGATCGAATAAGAAAGGGAGTAATCTGATGAATTCAGTTGATATTATAAAAGCAATCGAAGCAGGAAATCTTAGCGGTGCAAAAAAGAGCATCAATGATTTATTGATGTCAAAAATTGAGCCAGCACTCGCAGAAAAAACTGCACTCACAGCAGAGGCTCTTCTTGGTCTAGATGAAGAAGGTCTACAAGAGGAAGACACAAAATATCAAAAGTTTTTCAAAAAGGCTTTGGATAAGTTCGGAGTTTCCAGCCCAGCCGACTTTAAGAGTGAAGAAGAAAAGAAGAAGTTCTTCGATTATGTTGACAAAGAGTATAACGCAAAAAACGAAGAAGACTAATCAGATAGGAAACAAGAATGCTACTCATCACCGAAGTAAACGACAACATCAACTTGATCACCGAAGGTTCTGAAAAGGACAAGCAATATCATATTGAAGGTGTCTTTATGGAGGCTGAGAAGAAGAATCGCAATGGTCGAAGATACCCCAAAGACATTCTTGAGAAGGAAGTCGCTCGATACAACAAAGAGTTTGTTGAGTCAAACCGAGCCATGGGTGAACTTGGACATCCCGATGGTCCAACAGTAAATCTTGAGCGCGTTTCCCATATCATCAAAGAACTAAAGCAAGATGGAAACAACATCACCGGCAAAGCAAAGATCCTAGACACACCATATGGCAAAATCGTGAAAAACCTCATTGATGAGGGAGTTAAGATTGGTGTCTCCTCTCGCGGAATGGGATCTCTCAAAAACGTCAACGGAGTCAATGAAGTTCAAAAGGACTTCATGCTTGCTGCTGTAGACATCGTTGCTGATCCTTCCGCTCCAAACGCATTTGTCGAAGGAATCATGGAAGGAAAGGAATGGGTGTGGGACAACGGTGTTCTACAACCCAGACACATCGAATCGTATCGTGACAGGATTGAAAGAGCATCGACTAAAGTAGATCGTCAAGAAGCGAAGTTGTATGCCTTCGCTGATTTCCTGTCTAAACTCATATAAAATATAGATATGAAGATAAGGAGTAATAACCAATGACTCGAAAAGACCCATTAGAAACAGCGAAGGCAATACTAGAAGCAAAGTCTTCGAAAAAGACCGAAGGAGTGGATTCCGAAATGAAAATGGATGAAAAAGAAATGTATGCTGAAATGGAAGCCATGAAGGAGGCAATGATGAAGGAGATGTCCGATTCAGATGCCACCAAGGAAGAAGTTGAAGAGATGATGGCTAAGATGGAGGCTATGTCTTACAAAGAGATGAAAGAGATGATGAAGAAGGAAGGTATCAAGTATGAGACTGCCATGGCAGAGGATGCTGGTGATGCTGATCCTGAAATGAAAAAGATGGGATTAAATCGTCGTCCAGATGACACTAGAGCAGATGCAGAGGCTGAACTTGAAACTCTTGCTGCTGTTCGAAAGAAAAAGAAAGTCACTGATCCAAAAGCCAAACCATCTGCTGC